GAACCAGTTTATAGCGTTTTGCTTGCGTGAAACATCGACCAGCAAAACGCTATAAACTGGTTCTTTACAAACTTGACATTCTGGCGGTGTTCGGTGATGGTTTTAAGGCTGTGCGCCGACATAACTGCATCAATGGCGTCTGATAGCCTGCCGAATAAGTCTGTTGACATTTTCATAATAAACCTACCTCTCAATAGAAAAGACGGTTAACGGGTTATGAATTCATGCACGCGCCAAGCAATGTCTATCTGCTTCTGCGTTTTGGCGTGGCGGACGATAAAATTAGCAACACGATAGCGGAAATTAAGTAGAAACCTCATAATAGACTCCAATAAAAAAGACCCGCCCGAAACAGGTCCGCAGGAAGTCCCGAGCGAGTCTTAATAATCAAATTTGGAAGGTTGCGAACCATAATTAAATACTACAACAAGAAAGCTTGTTAGGCAAATTAAAAACACGAATAAATCGAAAATAAATCATTGACAAGTAAGACAAGTTTGGTTATACTACAGGAAATCAGCGATATTAAGCTAAAAAGGTGAGATATGGCAGATAACAAACAACCGAACATTCGCACGCAATCCCCAAATTCAGGGGGTAGTGAAGTACCAATGAAGGGGAGATCGGGGCTTAGAATTGAAGCAGTGAGTCGAGAATGCTTAGGTAAACCGATTATATTGCCAAAAAGGGGAATTACGTTCAAGGAGCTAAAGAAGAGGCATGACCAGACAGGGGCTTGTTATGTCTAAACTAATCCAACAAATAGCCGCGATCCTCCAGGACATAGGTATAATACTCTTTATCGGAGCAATCTTATATGCCTAAGCCAATAAAGACTATACTGTTGCTACACGAAACCAGTGATAGAGCAGGGGCGGTTAAAAAGCTAAAAGCAACTGTGGCCGAAAGATACCCAAAACATAGAGCAGAGTATTCACACGCCCCTTACAAAGCGGTGGGCGTAGAGATAGCGAAAGCGTGCGTTTATGCCTAAAGACCCAAACAAGCTAAAAGTGCGTTGGAGTACGGTCTGTAAATACGACGATTGGGGAAAATCCGCAAAGTCTCGGTGGATGTGGTTAGCTAAAGTGCGGATATATACTGCATGGGCAGTGGGTAAGCTAAAAGAGAGGATAAGACGTGCCTAAGACTAAAGCAGACAAGCTCACATTAGCAATCGAACATTTCGTAACAAACATCTATATTAAGGGAACACCGAAGTATAGCTGGAAACAAGCACTCACGGATGCAGGATACGGAGCAGGAACGATACACAGCCATGGTAAGTCTATGTGGTCAAGGGCAGAGGACAGGATAAGAGAGAAGAAGGAAAAGCTCGAAATAGACCGAAAATGGGACTTAGCATGGATTGACCAGAAGTACAGGAACTTACACGATGAATGTGTGGTAAACGGGGACAGAACTAATGAAAAGGGCTGCCTGGATAGTATGAGCAGAAGATTAAGCGGTTTTACGGACAATATCAGCGATAAACGCAACGGCGACGACATAGATATTGACGATCAGGACCAGGGTACAGTAGCAGAAGCAGCCCGCAAGCTCAATATAGCCCTGAGTAAGCCTAGAACGGGCACTAATGACGATTAGGAGCAGAATAATGAGCAAGAGTAACGCAGATAGGCAGAAACAGTACAGGGATAGGAAACGTAACGCGCCGACCGTAACGCGCGTAACGGCGTCGGACGTGACCGTTACGGTTGATCCGTTACGTAACGCGCAACCCGTAACAGGCATGTATCCGAACACTCCCGCCGATGCATGGGATAGTGCATTGGATGTAGTCGCCGACAAGGTAGTAGAGATAGCCACACCTACCCACCTCATCGAAGCCAGGGCAAGACGCACCAACCCAGACCTAATCAACTGGGGACCGTGGATGTCTGCCGATGAATTACAGGAATACAAACAACTGAATAAGTTACCCAAGTACCATAACAGATCACCTATACCCGGCGACTGGGACTATGTGGGGGTGGCGGCATGAGTGAGGTTAAGCATATCCCGTTTAGGATACAATGTATGCTGTGCGAGTACAGGGCAAAGGACGGGGGAGGGCAGGCTATCTGCACTGCTGGTGACTGTCCGTACAACAGCAAGGACGAAGCCGATGAACACACACGCAATTAAATCAGAGGGGGGTGGGGGGCCGGAAGGGGCGGGCCGTCACGTGTACAGTACCTACCCATCCGTAGTTTCTTTCAGGAATACCAATAGTGGCAGATAAGGACAAGCAATGTATTACATGTAGCCATTGGGAGCGTGAGTTTGAAGACAGGCGTACTGCTGAGTATAATCCTAATCATGGCCTGTGTTCTATTGCCGAAATGGGTTGTGCTGATAAGTTTGATGACGTGCCTATGATTACTTTGGATGGTAGTTTTTATATGGCGGAGTTATGGACCCGTAGTGACCATGGTTGTATAGAGCATAAGGAACGTGAATAATGGACAGTATATTTTTTAATGGAGAAGCAAAATGGCTGAACAAATGGTAGGAACGCTGGATGCAGAAGTAGAAGAAATCATGGAACAGGACCAAATAGTAGAAGTAGAACCGTTTGACGTTGAAACTGAGATGATTAAGGTTTACCGTTCTTGTGAGAATGAGGCTATTCAGTTGGATATTCTTCTTTCTATTGATACGTTACGGAGACGTGGGAAGATTGATGACCCCTTGCTAACGATTACGCCAGAAGGTGATATTAAGCCTGTATTGGTACCATCCGCAGGCCCTCCCCTCACCTCTCCCCCGCACGGTTATTTCTGTTCCAAGAGCGATACGGTTATGGGTTCGGTCACATCCCCTGAGGGTGCGCATTGTGAGTTTACTTCGGTTGACGAGTTTCTTGACATTCCGTTTATTAAGGTTGCTAATGATTTCCTTTTCCTTGACGATTGGAAGTTGTATGCTTCTTTACATGGTGCGGCCCAGGTCATAGGCACCGTCACGCCTAATTCATATTTACCTCCTTTTGTTTTTATTAAGAAGACCGGATAACAGAACAGATACAGGAGTAACCTATGCCTCAATGTAAAACTTGTAACGTATACCATATTGAGGGCAATCACGCTGTTTGCAAGAAGAAGCGCCCTGACCGTGTGGTTAAGATTCACAGTGTTGGCGTTGAACAGAGCAGCGAGATAGTTAATGGCTGGCCTGTTGTTGACGGTGAGGCTGATTCTTGCGGGGATTTTGAATGATTTCTTTGACCTTTTTGATAGTTGTTGGTTTTGGTATTATCGTATGGACTACGGGCAGGTGGGCTGAATGAAGTATTTCGGTGACATAGCAGAAGATGCTTTAATTTATTTCTCGTTCAATACGAACGCTGCTGACGGTTCGAGTGTTACTTATACTGGTGGTGTGGTTGAGGTTTATAAGGATGATGCTACCGGCACTGAGACTACCACTGGCGTTACGGTGAGTAAGGATCACGATGATTTGGTTGGTGCCCATATTGTTAAGATTGATACGGCAGACGCTTTTTACGCTGTTGGGGCTGATTATAATGTTGTTCTCGACGGTGCTACTATTGACGGCCAGACTGTTGACGCCTTTATTGGCAGTTTTTCAATAGAGAACCGAAGCCAGATTGTGAGTGAGATAAGTGCTGCCGCCCTTGATTCGATCTGGGATGAAGTTATCGAGGGCACTATCACGGCTCGTCAGGCCAAGAGATTGATGTTAAGTGTCCTCACGGGTAAAAGTGGGGGCGGTGGCGGGGCGACTCTTACATTTCAGGATATGGCTGACAGCAAGCCACGTATTAGCGCAACAGTTGACGCTAACGGTAACAGAACTGCGGTTGGTACGAGGGATGGGACATGATAGCCGGATATTTCCACAACACATTCTTTCAAAGAGGTAATTCCTATTGGCAGATCGGTAATCAATACTGGCAGGTATTCGGTGCTGTTGAGGGTGGCGGTTATCGTGATCGGTATAACGGTTCTGACTGGTCAAGGAGAGGTAGATATCTATAAAGGCGATTACAAACTCGGTTCGGCTGTAAGCCAGATATTTCGCCATGAGGGTTCACCTCTGGACTTATCAGATGTGCGCATAATCGGACAAACCCATAAGTCAAAACAGGACGGAATCAGTCTCACTGAGGATTATTTGGATGAAAAAGGATTATACCGACTCACTATCGACACGTCCAAACACACTGATTTTTTTGTGCGTGGTGATTTTACTATTCTTGTAGCAGGCCAGATATTTGAATTCTCACTTGAAAACCGTTACCAGAGGGGCACAGACGGGGCTAATAAGATAGTTCCTGACAAGGCAGGAAGTCGTGATGTGCAGTGGGCTAATCTCGCGCAAACACTGGAGGCGATACAGGTCTTCTTGAAGTCGCGTGCTCCTGCCCATGAATATGATAAACAGTTAGACTGCAATCTTTCATCTCGCTCTCCGGCTGCTGAATACGATGAACAACTCGATAAAAAGCTATCGTCGTTATCCCCGGCCGGAGAGTATCTTGACGCCTTAGTAGGACTAAAGAAGTCCTTATCCCCCAAGGGTGAGTATGACGAGATGCTGAATACGTTTTTCGATAATGTATTTGATTCATTTGCTGGGATAATTGATGATGTTGAAGGGATAGTTAAGAAGTTGCCGGAAGGTGATATGGCGGGTGTTAATGCTCAGGCTGGATTGAATACGATATTGCAACGGTTAGAAAGTTTGTCCATTGATTGCTTCAGTGAGATAGTATTGCAAATCCAAGCCATGACAAGTGCCGGTGGTGTAGTATTAGCCTCTGAGCAACCCAATTATGCTCCTGCGCTCGCTGGCGTACCAGTAGAGGTGTCTCAGGACGTCCTGGACGCCATGCAAGCCCTTATAATGGATATCAGGGTGTTTGACCCCAACGGAGTCCCCGACGTGTCCTGTGCGTGGATAGAGGCCATCTCGTTCTTATTCGCGGATTGGCGTAATGTCAAAGAAGTATATGGGAATAAAATAGTCTTACATAAGAATACAGGGGAAACTTTACTGGAACGTAAACTAAACAATGACGGTGTTAAAGTGACTCATGGAAAATGGCAATAACCAATGGCTGACATAGTACCCGGACAACCTGAACTGATTAGATATGGCGGATTCGCAGTCGCTACGGATTTCCCCAATCTGTTCACCGGCAAAAATGGAGACTTCACTGCCTGGAGTGGTGGAATTCCGACCGATTGGGCTGATAACTCAACCAATGGAGTTATATCCGAAGTGGCCCCCGGCAACCTTTCCGGTGAAGGTGGTAACGGTGCTTGTAATTTCAAATCAGTATTTCCTGCGGCAGCCGGATGTGCGCTTTTTTCCGATACTGCTATAACAGGGGCCGTCGAAGATCATTCTCTTGATATGGATGTATGGACTGACGGAGTTGGTCCTGATAATCTATTAGTCACAAGTGCTAACCCAAACGTGGCGATTCCGAACGTAGATTTCCATTGGTCGAGAGTTTATGTTCCCGACAACACAAATTCTGATTTCAGATTCAGCGCTCCAACATCGAATGAGTATGATATTACGATTGATAATATGTTTCTTAGGGTTATGACTCCATGGGTTTTTGTTAGAGACTGGAATCTGACCAGCAATATTTCGGCCATCTGGACATCATCGGAAACCGATACCGAAAGGTCTATTCTGCAAACTTTTGGTTCAAACGCCGACGAAGTGTATCAAGTCATTTTTAATATCTCAAGTCTGACTCTGGACGATACCCCGACCACTGTTTTAGAGGTATCTGTTAATGGTGGTGGTGTTAATAATATTTATTCGGGTGGTACTTATACTTTGTATCTTGTCGCCGGAGGGACTACTTCCGCCGGTCTTAAATTTCAGGTAAAGAATGACACCGCCGCCGATACACTTACCATAAAAGCCGTATCTGTAAAACACGTTCCAAGTAAAGAATCAACAGATTCCGAGACTCTTATACTCACGGGGACCGAGAGTGTTGGCGATACGTTTACAGATATTGGCCCGAATGGTGTTTACCGAAGAACCACAACTCTCAACGACGGTAAACCCACATGGGCCTCCGAAGAGGAGCATCCCGACGGTGGAGGTGGTACGGCGACATGGTATATCTGGTGGGATGTAGATTCGGGCTCATGGATTCTCGGTCAGAATGTAGATACGGTAGGCGCAAACGACTGGGCACTTGTGAGTACAATTCAAATTCCGATAGGCGCTGTTCTCACTCCTAACGGTAACGGTGCCGGGGATGCAACTCTATATGGCGGTCCCGTCTCAGGCAGTAGGCGTGATACACGTGCAAGGAGCAGGTATAATGGATGAGTGGGATGACATAGAACATGGCCGAAACAATATCACCAGAAATGTTACGTTGTTACATAATCATGCAGGTACGATTGAAAGAAGGGACGCCTTACGGAATATAGAAATGCAAGTAGAAATACTCGCGGTGGCTATTAAAGAAGCGAAAGACGTGTTCACAGATGGCTAAAAAGTCAAATGAAGAATTAGCTATGATGAAAGCAAATGTGCTTACATGGGCGCATTTGAAAGGTCTGAACCTGCGCGACGGTATAAAGTTCTCTCTTGAAGGAAGACCTTATCTTCGTGACCTTGTAAATTATCCGAAGAAAGTTCTGAATATCAAAAAAGGCACCCAGATCGGAGCTACTACTACAAAATACTTAGAGGCTGTCCATGGGTGCCTTTACAGAATCTTTGACCAGAACATTATGTATATGATGCCTACCGTCAAGGCGGTGGAACAGCTTGCAAAGATATCGTTCGACCCGATCTTCGATTATAATCTATGGTTAAAAAAACACGTCGGCACAAACACCGCGTCTGTAAAAGAGATAAACGGTCGGTCGATAGTCTTTGTGGGTGCCCAGCCCCAGAAGATAGGGGGTACAACCAAAGACTCCGCAAACCTGCGGTCTACTCCCTGTGACGTTATTAAGCGTGACGAGATAGACCTGATGGATATGGATATGGTCGAGAAGTCCAAAGAGAGATTGAACAACTCCAGGTTCAGACTTGAAGAGAATTTCGGTTCACCGACATTTCCCGGTTATGGTATTGACCAGTTATACGAAGAGTCCGACCAGAATAAATGGCAGATACCATGCAGTGCGTGTGGGAGGTATACCTGCCTGTCTGATTCGTGGGAGAAGGCTATTATCAAGATTAACGGCAGGTGGTTCCGGTCTTGTACATATTGTCAGAACGAAATATTCGTTGCAGACGGCGGATGGCAGCCGGACTATGCTGACAGGTACGAGGGCGGTGTATGGATTGATGGGTGGTTGTCGCCTATGGCTGACCTTGAAGGGTATATGAGAAGGTTTCATAAAGCGGAAGGTGTTGCTTTATCTGAGTTCCTTCGGTCCATAGTCGGGCAGGCTGCAAGCGAGAAGGAAATGCAACTGACCCGTGAAGACGTGATAGGGCGATGCAACCCGTCTTATAGTTCGCAGGTATATTCCAGCGGCGAGACTTCGATGGGGATAGATGTAGGAAAGACTTTACATTGTCTGGTAGGTAACAGGACGGGCAGGGAAACTTACGAGATACTTCAAGCCGCAAGAATCGATAAGTTTGATGACGCTCTTGATATTGTTCAGAAGATGAAAGTAAAGAACTGCGTAGTTGATTCTCTGCCTGATATTCATGCTGCAAGGACGTTCCAGAAAGACGCACGGAAATTAGGGTGCAGAGTTACTTTATGCCAGTATTCCGAACAGATGCCGGGCAATCCAAGTTGGACAAAAGACGGAATGGTCAAAGTTAACCGTAACGAATGGTGCGATAAGGTAAATGAAGTATTCATAAGTGGTAAGATTGCTTTACCCCGACAGTCGGCGGAGATCGAAGAAGTAGCAAAGGAAATGACAAAGACGGCAAAGACGCTTATCCCTCATCCTGAAACGGGAATAATGAAACCCAGATGGATTAAACTTTCGGGTGACGATCATTATTATCATACAATGCTTTACTTCCTTCTGGCGGCGTCGAGAACTTCACCTAAAAGAAATGTAACAGAACGAAAGAATACCAATATAACGACTCAGCGTTCGAACTCCGGTCGGCGGAGAAGGCGTGCGAGTTGATTAGTATTATACCCGCGAGGGTAGAAAGGAGCTATCATGGCTCGATGGGCAGCAAATTTAAGAAAAACAGGTTACGACGGAACAAGTATTACGGAAGATCCGTTCGGGCGATTGCAAGCTCGCACAGGCAACTCGCGACTGCCATTTGCAAGTACGTTTTATGTAGACGGCAACAGGGTATCGTCTGGCGGTGGAAAGACGTGGAAGACTGCGTTTAAGACTCTTGCTGAGGGCCTTGCGGCGGCGCACGCTTTCCAGGGTCTGTCGGCTAACAGAGCGTGGGCACAGAGGTCAACGGTTTATTGTGTTGGCGATGCACTAACAGAAGACCTGACAAAGTTCGCAGAGAAAACTGATGTGATTGGCGTCGGAACAACTAATCAGCATCCGCGAACGCGGCTTGAAGGAAATCATGTGCTTGAGGCGGCGACTACGGATACTTATCATGGATGTGTGTTTCATAATATCGAATTCTATAGTGATGCAGCCGGTATTATTGTGGACATCCCGATCAATCAGAACGGTATCGGATTCGACAATTGTGTATTCAGTGCAATTGACGCAGCTACTATCGGTTTACGAGCAGTTCAGGCACACGATATGTTTATTACTAATTGCAGGTTTGATCCGAATACATCTGGCGCAGGATTTTCTACGGCAGCTATTCAAATCAACGCAGGCAGCGTGACTAATTTCCTATTGGAGAATTGCAGAATCCATAGTAGTGCTATTGGGCTGGACTTTAATCCAACAGCAGGTCAGGCGATAAACTGTTGGGCCATTGATAATGTTATGGCGACTGTTGGTATGGGTATTGATTCGGAAGATGATAGCGCAACCAGTGGGTTACTTGTTGTAGGGAACAGAATGATAACTGATATTGATACTACTACGGTTACTGATGGTTATGATTTCGTTCTTGCCAGAGCGATTGATAATGTAATCACCGGCAAGGACGAAACCGATGCGGTTCCATACGTCTTACAGGCATAGGAGTTAATAATGGCTAAGAAAAAAGTAGCAAAGAAAAAAGTGGTTTCCGAAGAAAAGGTTGTCCCGGTCGAAGTAAAAAAAGTATATGACCCGGAAAGACATCGTATATTAACCTCAACGGAAGAGTCCAATGAGTAGTTTATTTGGTGCGGCAAAAGCGAAAACGCAAGGTGACCCTGAACCTGTTGAGAGTATCCAACAAATAAAAGTGGACGCGACGGAGGCTGCGCGTAGAAGAAGGCGCAGTCTCATTGGAACAGGCAGGCAGTCTACGCAACTTGCGGGCACACAAAACCTGTTACGGCAAGGACTTAAAAGACGGTTAGGCGAATGAGTACGAAAGAAGAACAAGTTCTGGATCGGTACGAAGCGGCTAAGAAACTGCGTGACGAATCCAATAGTGTCCTTGAGGAATTAGGTCGTTATGTATGGCCGAATTCAAGAGACATGCACCAGGCGATTAACCAGCCGCCCGGACAGGTACGCACACTCGATGTACTGGATTCAACCGCGCGAACAGCGGCACATCGTATGACAGCAGGACTCTTTTCGTTCATTATGCCAGCCGGACAGAATTTAACGTGGTTTGAGTATGAAGCCCAGAGTGCAGAGGACCGGGAAGACGATGTGATTCGTCAATGGCTTTCTACAGCCACCGACGCCGTACACTCTGAGCTTCTACGCTCAAATTTCCAGCGTGCCATGTTTATGACGCTAAAGTCCATGGTGGTATTTGGTACAGGTTGTATTGCACTTACAAAGAACAAAAAGACGAAAGGCTTGCAGTATCGTAATTATCATCTTGGCGATATATTCTTTGAAGAAAATGACGAAGGCGAGATCGATGTTGTTTTCCGCAGGATAAGATACACTGTAAGGCAGGCTGTTAAGAAGTTCGGCGATAACGTAAGCGATAAGATCAAGAAGGAATTCAAAGCCAAGAAGTTTAATAACAAACATGAATTCGTACACGCTGTTTTTCCGAGAGACGACGTAGACCCCAAAAAGGTAGACGCTGCCGGTATGTCTTTTGAGTCCATGTATATCGAAGTCGAGAGTAAAAAGACTGTAGAGGAAGGTGGTTTCCGCAGGCAGGTTTATCTCATAGGCAGACTTGAGTTAGCACCTAACGAATTACTCGGCAGAGGGCCGGGCCATGACTTACTGCCTGAGATCAGGATGCTCAATGATATGCGGGCAACTTATATAGAAGGCGCAGAGTCGGCTCATACACCGCCTTTGCTGGCAGAGGATGATTCTATTGTAGGCCAACCCGTAACGGGTCCAGGTGCTGTTTTATACTACAGGCAGGGTTCTCCAATTCCTGTTCCGTTAAATGTAGGTTTCAATGCTGCCGGGTTGGGTCTGGATATCGAGAAACAAAGATTAATTGTTAAGGATGGTTATTTCAATGACTTATTCGATGCCCTTGAGAATATCAGGAATATATCAAGCGCTACCGAAGCTGAGATAAGACAAGCGGGTAAGTTAGTTGTTGTCGCTCCTATGGTGACTGGACTCCAACAGGAATTATTCGACCCACTGGCGGTACAGTCCTTACAGTTGTTGTCTGCAAGCAAGAAAGAATCTATTCCTAAAGCACCGGATGATTTTGAATTTGATATTGTTTATCAGGGCAGGTTGGCAAAGGCAATGTCTCAATTACAATCTAATGCTATTGAATTATGGTTAGGCAAGTGGACGGCATTGGAAGAGATATGGCCTGTAAGTGATAATATCGACATGGACGAAGCTGCAAGACTCACAGCAAATAACAGCGGTGTACCCGGACAGGTAATGAGACCCGAAGAAGATGTTGCCCTTATGAGGGAAGAAAGAAAGAAGGTACAGGATGCGGCACAGCAAGCGGAGATAGGCGCGACGGCGGCGAAAGCGATAAAGGATGTGAGTGGGGCAATTGACGAAACCAGTGTGGCGGCGCAATTCGTATGAGCAGAGAAGAACAAATAGCTGAAAATGTGGAAAAGAACGACGATCTTGCTCTTGAGATGCAGCACTTGTTTGCTTCGGCAAGAGGTATTAAAGTCCTCGATCATCTGAGAGAGTTCTGTGGTTTCGAGTTTTCCAGTGTAGGTCAGGATTTCAACCCTAACAGGACTATGTTCAGGGAAGGACAGAGAAATGTTTATGTCCATATAAATAGCATGTTGAAACGAAAGGTAGAGAAGAATGGTTGATTACATGAATACGGATGGAAGTTTCGGTGATATGTCTGGTGCGCCGGAGAGCGTGAGTGCGCTTGTCGGAAGTAAAGGGTTCAAGAGCGTGGAGGCATTGGCGATTGGGTACCAAACAGAAGTAGCATATAAGGGAACAGTGGCGGAAAAACTGAATATCCCTGAGACTGTAACCGATGAAATGGCACATACAATGCGAACAAGACTCGGCAGACCAGAGAATCCTGACGGTTATGATTTCGGTGATGCAGCAAAGACGTTTAAGCCGGAGGTTCTGAGTGGTATTAAGGGACTCGCGCATGCACAAGGACTGAACCCGACACAGGCAACCGCCGTGGTCAACCAGATACTTGAAATTGCTAATATTCAGGTAGCAAGCGAAGAGGCCGCGACTGCTGCTGTGGAGGCCGCCCTGAAAGAGAAACATGGCGACAAGTACGATACTTATATGGAGGAGGCGTTTAACGTGTCCGAAGCCTTGGGTATTACGCCAACTTTAGATAAACTCGGATTGAACAGAAACCCGGAAGTCATAGAAATGCTGCATCGAATGAATTCTAAATTAGATGAGGCAACATTAAAGGCTGCCGGGGGCGGTCCCGTAGACCCGAAAACTATAGACGAGAAGATTAAAGCAGTGACAGAAAATCCTGCATACTCAGATCGAATGCACGTTGACCATCACGCAATGATGGCTGAGTTCAAGAATCTATTGGCCCAGAAACATAATCAGGCTGGATGACCAAAGATTCAGATAGCCGGATGACCGCAAGGCCCGGAAGATAGTGGTAGCCCACTTGTCCACTCGACAGTAAAGAGCAGGCATGGCCCGCAAGGACGACCTTGACCGTTAAAACTAATTAAGGTTTAACTTGTGGAGGCCAATTATGGCTACAAGACAGGGCAATGTAAATGCTGCTTCCGGTTATTGGGAGGAAGCATTTTACCACGCCTATACAGCAGGATATCGACAAATCTTGCAGGAAGAAAATGACGCTTATGCTGGCACTACAGATGTAGATTCCTTGCAAGGCGACAACAAATCGTATGATTTCGTTGGTTCGATTGAAATGACCAAGAAGTCTGTGCGGTTTGCGGATATTCCGGTTGAGGAGATTGCCCATAACAGGCGATGGATGTTCCCGGAATGGTACGAAAAGGCCGTATTCGTAGACAACGAGGATCAGATCGCACTTCTGGCTGATCCTACGAGTGCATACATCACGGCGATGGCGAAAGCTATTATTCGTGTGAAGAATGACGTTATCAATAACGCATTCTTTGGTTCTGTTCGTGGTGGTGAGAATCCCGGCGACGATACCTACACCTTTGATGATGCTGCGGTATTTGTAGTTACATCAGAGGGTGGGCGGGTTATCGTTCACGATGCGAAACTGAACTTTGCAGTTGGCGGTACTTCGACAGGATTGACGATTGATAAGCTTATTCTGGCTCGTCAGGCGATGATCGAGTTGAAGAATAACCCCAACGAAAAGTTCCATATTGGCGTTGCCCCGAAACAGTTATCTGACTTGCTTCGGTCTGCTGAAACCCAAAGTATCGATACGGCAATTATCAGGTCGCTAATTGCCGGTACTGTTACTGAGTTCATGGGCTTCCAATTCCATATCGATCACAATATCGTTGTGGGTTCAAGTAACGATATGAATAGTGACACAAACGTATTCAGATGTCCTTGTTGGTCCAAAATGGGAATTCTTTACGCACAGCACCTCTCTCCGATGTTCCGGGTAGACTGGTTGCCTCGTAAGGGTATCTGGCAGGTATCGGCTAAGTCCGGTCAGAATGCTATCCGTATGGACGAAGACAAGGTTTTGTTAATCGAATGTATTGATACTACGGAAGCGTAGAGAAAGGAGTATAATTATGGCAGCTATAACTACTGGAAGTGGCGTTAATTATACCAAAGAGGCCGCAACATTTGCGGGCACTTCTAATCTGAGTGCTATGCTCGCCGCAGCTGACGTATGGAATACCAAGCTGAGGGTCGTTTACGATACCTTTGCAATGCTCGCTGCGGACACAGCGGCTGCGGGTTTCGTGCTTACAGTTGGCACTCTACCGAAAGGTGCAAGATTGCTTGGTTGGTATGTAGCTAATGAGGCAAACTCTGCGGCTACGACAGCAACCATGTCTATTGTTGACCCCGCAGGAAATATCACGGCAGCGTCAGCAACGGCAGCGTGGACAAGTTGGAATGCAGCAGCACAACTCTTTATTCCGGCACTGGAAGCGGTGAGTAACGCACCACTTGATGACAGGCACACGGTAACGGTAACAACTGCTGACCAGACATGGGCGGCGAGTATTAGTGTTGTTGTTGCAACCCTGTATATCATCGAAGATTAATGTGAACGGGGAGGGCTTCGGCCTTCCCCTAATTTTGAGGTTGATATGGCTTTAACCGCCGTAGAGGTAATCTTTAATCTGGCTATCGAATTGCTCGGAGGTTTCCGGGTGGAAGATACTGCTGTTAGCAGGGCCGACAAGCCATATAGACTCGCAAACAACTACTATCCTCTTGCAAGAGATACTATACTTGGACGGCATAACTGGAACGAAGCTGTTGAGCAGGTTATCGTATCACAAGAGGCACCAACGTCCAATCCGCTATTTGAGTATAACCGAAAATACGCCAGGCCGACAGATAGCATGAAGATCATATCTGTTGGGGACAGGAATATATTTGGCGCTCCGAGTACAGGTGATATATGGCCGTGGGATGTGGTTGGTGAGTTTATCATGTCCAACGCTGACCAGACTCCCCAATTATGGGTTACAGAAAATGATTACGTGGCAGGTGAATATGTATCTCGCAAAATAGAAATATGGGTTACATCGACAGGGTATCTGGTAGGGCAATTTATTTCTACGGGCGGCTCGGTTTATGTGTGCGCCGAAGCCCATACATCCGGTACGTTTGCTACGGATTTAGCAGCCTCAAAATGGACCGTAACTACTGATGAAGTAACTGATAATGTTTCTTATATATGTGCTATTTCACACGAATCGGGAACATTTGCGGACGATCTGGAAGCAGCCAAGTGGACTACTTCCGGGGTAAACTATAAAATTCTTTACGTGACTTATATTAAGCAACTGACCGATACGACTAAATGGAGTGCCCGCCTCAAGGATGCCATTGTACATCAACTTGCGATATATATCGTCACTGCTCTACATAACGATTCAAAACAGAGAATTGTTCTGGTAAACCAATTGGAACAGTTGATTCTACCACAGGCCCGTTCCGTTGATTCGCAACAGGGCAAACCAAAAAGATTATTTTCAAGCCGACACATGCGTTCCCGCTTTCAGGGTAATGCCGGTTGGCGTTATTATTAAAGGAAGGAAATATGCCTCCATTAAAAACAAAATTAAGTTCGTATACGATCATAGAGTCTACATCCGGTACTGATACCGAGAGCATTCCAGCAACTACTGGTTTTGTACCAGCAGAGGGTGGAATAAGTGGTGGTTATGACTTTCAGGATTTAGGTACGCCAGATGGCTTAACAGAAGTTAATATGTTATCGATCATAGTATATGGCACGGGCAGTGCAGACGAGACTGCAACAATAGCATTTTTCGCAGCAGTAGACGGCGGGCCACCTGAGTATATTTGTACTGTGGATTATATCTTTGGTACAGGTACACAAGCGACAGGTGTGTTATGGGCTGATACTGCTACGGTAACATCGTATCATACAACTACGATACAGGAAGGTGGTGCTACGGCCAATGACATCAAGCGTCTCAATTTCGATTTTACTGGTTTCAGATATATCAAAGCATTTGTTACAGCAACCAACTTAACCACAGGTAATATTCGAGTTCTTGCCAGATATCTCTAATGCCACAGAAAATCATCAAAAACGCATATAACGCAGGCGAACTGGGCGAACATCTCTCGGGCCGCCCAGACCTTGCCAAGTATTTCAACGGCTGTTCGCAGATGGTAAACTTCACACCTCTGCCACAGGGCGGAGCGGTTAAACGTCCTGGCACTCAATATATCGCTACGGCAAAGGGAAAGAACAGACTCATACCATTTGAGTTTTCTGTGGCCGATACACATATACTTGAATTCGGTGCCAATTATATTCGGTTCTACAAAGATGGCGCACAGACACTTATTGAAGGTGCCCCAAGTGTAACTTTGTCCATACGAAATGCTACATATAAGTGGACGGTTTCACCTGCTCAAGCCGGTGAATACTATGTCGAACTGGCTGGTGGTGGCGATCCATCCTTAATTGATCCACGTATAGTTACGGAAAATAGCGTTGACATGACAGAAGGGACATTAGGTTCTCTTGCGATAAGTGAGTGGGGTTATGGTGACAATGACACGCTCGGATACAGTACGATTTATGTAAGATTGGCTGGAACAGATGACCCTGACGGCAAGGCAGTTGATTATGTAATTGCGGATTATATTTATGAGATATCGACTGAGTATAGTGAAGATGAAGCATTTGAATTCCATTACGTTCAGTCCGCCGATGTTATGTATATTGCCCATGTAGACGTACATCCCCAGAAACTAAGCAGGTTCGGTGATACGGACTGGACGATTGCGGATGTGGTTTTTACGGATGGCCCGTTCCAGGATGAAAATACGGATGCCGCAGATACATTTGTATTTACACATGACGAAGTTGCGTTTGATAGTGCTTTTTACCATGAAGTCGGTGCAGCGGGAACATTAGTTGCTACCGGGCATGAACCATTCCTCGGTACTGTTGCCGACGTTGGGACTAAATGGTTGCTAAAAAAGGCACGCACAGGAGATGTGTCGACAACAATCACGGAACCGGTAACATCTTTAGAGATACGAATAAAAGGTGATTTTTCGGTAGATGCGTCAGGGTTTAACGATAGTATGTCATTAACTTTAGAACGTAAAATCGGGGACGCAGACTGGCAAAATGTTCGGATATTTACCGCTGCTGTCGCGTTCTCTGGGACAGAGTTAGAAGATGATGTATTTTATAGAATAACATGGATTGATCCTTTATCGAAAGTAACCGATGCAACCAAAGCAACACTGGCGGCACAAGATCAATTTTCTTTAGGGGTTGTGGAGATAACCGCCCACTCCAACACCACTTCTGCTACAGCGATTGTACGAAGTCGCACATTACACGATTTGGATGATCCGGTATCGCATACAGACTTGCGGTTCGGCAACGCTTCCTCGCAGGATATATTGGTTGGCAGTGTCGCGCATGGATTATCGACAGGCGATCAAGTGCTTTTTAAGGATGTAGGCAATGCCAGCTTTAGTGGGCTAAACTACACGCTGGCAGATGACAATATTTATATTATAACAGAAGGTGTGGACGCCGATCACTTTACACTCGATGATACAGATGCGTTTATTCCCGGCAATGCCGCAGAGCAAACAGTAGATGTCGGCGTGTATTTTCTCGTAAAAGCTACGACTACAACCTCTATGTGGGCAGAAGGTTCATGGGGTATACGCAGGGGATATCCCAGAACTGTCAATTTCCACGAAGATAGATTATGGTGGGCGTCGAATGATAACCAACCGCAAACTTTATGGGGATCACAAACTGCCAGATATGAGAATTATCTTGCAGGTGTATTTGATAATGAAGCAGTATTATTCACATTGAATGATCGTGATGTATCACAGATTCAATGGATGGTATCTAAAACTTTAATGGCGGTTGGTACGGCAAGTAAAGAGTATGTTTTAAGCGCAGCCAATCCCGACGATCCGATAACTCCAAGTGACGTAAAAGCAAAGAACCAGTCCGCTTACGGCAGTAATACAATTCAACCCGTAATCCTTGAGGACGCGGTATTTTTCCATCAGAGATCGGGCAAGAAGTTGAGATCGCTTAAATTTGACTTGGCTACTTTCGCCCTTACCGCCTCTAATGCTTCGATCCTGAACCCGACAATATTGGAAGTAAGCGCAACAACAATGTCTGCACAGAAGATACCGGACAGTATTGTGTGGATGACTCGTAGTGACGGTACATTATTAGGATTTACTTATGAGCCGGACGAAGATGTGTTAGGTTGGAGCAGGCATGTAACAGGATCGTCGCTTTTGACACCTGTAGGAATATTCGAGAGTATTGCCAGAATAAGCGGTAGTATCGAAGATGAAATATGGGTATCGGTTAAGAGGGTAATCAATACTGCCACAGTGAGATTGATTGAAAGGTTTAGTACGCGATTTTCAGACCAATTAGACGAAGCTATTCATGTTGACTCTTTTGTTCAGGATATAAGTGAGGCAGGTTCGCAGAATATAATATTAGCAAGTGACACCGTAAGATGTGGTGCTGGAAATTGTAATTCAAGTTTATGTGGCGGAACAATTCCGTAGGAGATTATTATGGGCGCATGGCCAGAAAATGGCGTAGAAGATTGGAATACAGATATGAGGGCTCACCTAACTATTGGGCATGAGTTATCGGATGGTACACATAAAAAAGCTCAAATGCTTACGGATATGGAATGGGACCCAACTGCTTATACGGGTGGCGAAACTACTACGTATCCCAATGCCTTTATAATTAAAGGTGGACTGAAGACAGGAACAGGGGCTAAAACTATAACTTTCGGAACTGCTTTCCCGAACGCTTGTATAAGTCTTACGTTTACAGATGTTGCACCTGCGGCTACTGCGGGCGGTACGAATAATACTGTGGTTTCACTTAGCGCCGCATCTGCCGATGTATGGATAAATACTGATGCAGATGTAACAGGTGCGTATTGGATAGCGATAGGGTGGTAATATGAAAAAAATAGGATTAGCTTCTGGCAAAGTTCTTGTATCTCTAACCCAGCAGGAGTTCAAGAAATTAACGAAACAGAACCATGATGATGTACCGGACGGAACGGAAATGGATTCAGACTGGCTTACCGATTTGATACAGTGGGCCAAAGATGAAGATGCCGGTTTGAAGAAGATCAAAAAAGATGCCGAGGATTTGGCGGCCAGTATCGGGAATATAACTTAATGGCAGATCAGATTGTATATCTTCCAAATCATGGTTACGGTAATGATGATCCGCTATTCGTATCATGGTTCAATGATATCTTCTACGTATCTGACAAGACAGCCAATTCATTTAAATTAGCATTTGAATCTGGCGGGTCTGCTCTGGCGCAAGTCAATCGTGGAAATACGTCTATTACCGATGGTTATGTCAGAGAAGATGATGGCGATGCCGCAAGCGCAACAATAACCGGATTAGACCATCTTGAAGGCGAGTTGGTATATGTAATGTCAAGTGGTGCATTCGTAGGCGCATTTACAGTATCAAGTGGACAGATAACCGTTCCTAATGCAGTCACAACCTATCAGGTAGGGTTACTTTACAGTGCTAAAATAAGGACTATGCGGTTAGAAATACCAACTGCACCAACTAACCAATCACGGATAAAAAGAATAAATGAAACCGTTCTGAGGGCGTTAAGGTCAAAGAATGTTAAAGCTGGACAGGAATATGGCGGTAGAGAATATTTAACTGAAATGGAATTTGAATACTCTAATAATTCAGAAGATAAAACGATACCGACAGAGGGTGGGTTTACCGAAGATGCCTATACTGTAATCAGGTCTGACACGCCATTCCCTGCTACGGCATTGGCAACTATTGTCTCTTTTGAGATAGAGGAGAGAAGATGATATTGCGAGACTTCAGACCGGAAGATTTAAGAGATGTAAAGGCAATAGAACCTTTCATGGCAAATCCTCAAGGATGGGAGGAAGTTGTCGAGAATTCAATTGCAATTACAGCGGAAGTAAACGGCAAACCGATAGCATGTGGTGGTGTAGTGGTGGGCAAAGAGGCCGTATTCTGGGCGCGTTCCAGCGGTAAATGCAAGACAAAAGTGTATCGGGGCCTGAAAGAAGGGTTAAGGATATTGACTGAATCTCTCGGCGATATGGTATACTCGGCTATAATTCTGGACGGATTTAAGATGGGAGACAGATTGGCGAGAAGGTTGGGATTCAGAAAGACAGGCACGACAATTGAACATGACAATCATATATATCACAGGTATGTATTATGAGTTTGGCAGTACTATTATTGGTGGCTGGCGGTGCTGCATTGGCCGCCAGCGAGATAGAGAAAGGCAGAGCGGCTGAACGCGAAGGCAGAGCGTCTAAAAAGCTCGCTGAATTCAATGCTCGCCAATTGGAGAGGGAAGCTAAATCTACACAAGAAGCCGCTGCCTTTGAAGAACAGCGTGTCGCCAAAGCAGAAAAGATTACGCTCGGCGCCCAGATAGCAAGAGGGGGGAAGGCTGGCGTTACATTAGAGGGTAGTCCTATCGCTGTGCTTGCCGACATAGCCTCCAGCTTCGCCATAGACAGGGCTTTAACTCTAAGGAGAGGATTGCTTGGTGCTAAGGCTTTAGAGACTCAGGCGACCATACAGAGGCGTCAGGGGCAAATGGCGAAGGCAAGAGGTAAGGCGGCAAAAAGGGTTTCTCTGTTGAAAGCTGGCGGTACGCTCGCAACAACTTTTGGGACGGGCGGTCTATCGGCTGGCGGTGGGGCGGGGACGGGAACTTCTATTGCGAGCGGTGGCGGGGTAAGTTCGTCTACTGCATCGGGGACAGCGTTTCCAACAACAGGTGCCTTCTTTTAGGATCGTAATATGCCAAGAATATCACAAGCAGGAATACCAATACAACAAGCGGTAACGCAGGATATTCGGGTCGATCTGGGTCCGTCGATAGGTGAAGGCTTGCAGGCGGTTGGTGCTGCTGCCATAGGGGTAGGCAGGCAACTGCAAGAAGAAGAGAAGGTTCAAAAACTTCTTGATGAAAAGATGCAGAATCAAATTGATATCAGTGGCAGAATAGATTCCGCCGGTATCAGGTCAGTTACAGATACGAATATTGAACGACTTATGTTCCAGAGCCCTGACCCGACTACATGGGAGAGTATAGTCAAGGAGCAGTTCCAGCAAGCATCTGCCGATTTAACTAAAATAGAGATGTCCGACGAAACAAGAGCGGTCCAGATTAAACTGTTGGAAATAGATTTAGCTGAGAAGTTGGCATCCACTCAAGGCAGAGCGGTAGTGCAAAAGGCGGCAGACAATAGATTCAAAGCTACCGCTGAATTGATAAGCGCAATGGGCACTGGGAAGCTGGATGATATCGCAATTGCAGAAGATAACTTGCGAAGCGTGTTAGACGATACGATTGCCTTAGAAGAAGAAACAGATGCTATAATCAAGGCCGTAAAAGAAAAAGGGAATGATGAATTCGTTAAGACTGTGGCGGGGGTTGGATTTGCCGCATGGGAGCGAACGGTCACAAAAGAAAATCCCCAAGGCGACTTAGCGGTTGCGTTTGCCGCAATAGATGAGTTGAACTTGCCGGAAGCAGACAAGGCCGTTGCAGAGTCCCAGATGAGGACCAGGGTTACGAACCGAAGAGCCGAGAATACACTAAAACTGGAAGCACAACAGGAGCAACAATTAGACGACATAAACCAGTTAATCTACTTCGACAAGAATTATGATGCGGCGATGAAAGCAGTAGACGCTTCGAGTCTGGACGAAAAGGCACAGTCCTCATTGTTTGCTGACATTCAAAGACGGGCAGCAGCAGCAGTTAAGCATAAAGACATAGTAACGGACAGGTCTGTTTTTGAAAGGCTGTATAATGACGCGCTCGGTATATGGAAAGGGTCTGTCAGAAAGAGAGATTTCAACGAAGACTTGAGAAATAATTCCCGGTTTTTAGGTGACGAGGACTATCAGGAACTGCTCAAAATAGCAGCGACCACGCTAAAGACATCACAGGCTTCCGCGCTGAGCAATGCTGACAGGGAGGCGGGGAGGTTGCTGGTTAATCATGTTGACGAGCCTGCCTACGCACAGTTCCTTGCTGATTCAATGCGGGGGCTGAAACCGGATGCGGCAAAACTATTTGAAAGTGAAGCTAATGAAATTCGCCAGTTACAATTCTGGAACTTGTCATTATACAATAAGGACTTGCGGGATTGGATAACTGAGAACCCTGACAAGCTAGGGAGAGAGTTTGCCCAATACGCCAATCAACAGAAGATGATCTATTGGAGCAAGAGCATAGAGGACATTCGGGCAACAAAGGCGGAGGGCGAACAGGTCCGGTCTACGTTAAGGGAATTGCAGGCCGAAACTGACAAGGCTAAACAAGACCCTATCAAGGCGCCAGCCGTGCCACCGACGATTACGACGCAGGCCGCTTACGACAAGTTGCCAAGCGGCTCAAGATATATAGACCGTAACGGAAGGATATCGGTAAAGAGATAATGGCTGTAGCGGTAAGCAAATTTGATCCCCAAGGACCCGGTTTTGACATAGAAACATTCAAGGAATCGGGGGGCATCCCCGATCCATCGGGCCACATGGGAAGTCTTGACCCCAGAACTGGCATGGTGCTAAAGGGCGTGCAGCATCCGACATTTCACAAGACCATAGAGGCAGAAGAAAAGTTAGGGAATAAAATAGTACGTCGCGGTAACAGGTTATTTTCCGTTCCCAAATCAGCAGCAGGCACGCCTGTAAACGAATTCGGCGATGAAGTTGTTGAAGAGGTGAATGAGTTCGGTGATCCTGTGGGGGTTTCTGTTATTCAACCTATCGCCGAACCTATCCCGCCAGAGCAGGCATTCGATTTAATGGGCAGGCAATGGGACGCTGCTATCGAAAACGACGTGCCTTTGTACATAGCACAGCAATGGTTCTATGACGCCCAGATTGCTGCAACCGACCCCGATTCGTTTGCCGAACCCGTGCCGGATAACAGAACGGGGTTTAGTGAGAACTTCAAAGATCAATGGACGTTTGGAAAAGGTATAACAAAAATTCCGGTGGTTGGCGGCGTATTAGGGATTAAGGAAAACATAGAAACAATCCAGGCGGCCAACAGGCTACTTGACGAAGAATTTGATTACGACGCATGGAACAGGAAATCAGAAGAGGTCAACAGGAAAACAGGCGCACCCGGCATGGTGTTCACTATCTCAAGAGAAAGAGATATGGAGCTAATGGCACAAGCCATAAAGGATTTAGAGTTTGAGTCCAAGGGTAAGACGGTTCGCGGCAAAGTAGCTGTGGGGGTGTCGCAGTTGCCAACATGGATGATCGAGTTCGCTGCGACTGGCGGGCTTGCGAGTATTGGTGACGATATAGCACAGAGGGTCGGGCGAAAGCTGCTCAGGAAACATGTTGAAACTTTAGCAGGTAAAGCGGTACTGAAAACATCCGGGCTGGTTGTGGGTGCAGTTGTGAGGACTTCTACAGGACTACTTCCAAGGGTAGGTGAAAAAGCAACAGAGAGGCAGGCATTGATAGCTCTCGGTGTTTCCGGCGAAGAAGGTTGGGCGACGAGTCTCTCTAAGGCATGGGGTACTATAGCCATTGAATCGCTCTCTGAGGAGACAGGGGGTCTAATCACGAAGGGACTAAGTAAGGGTTTGGCTAAGTTGCCGTTCGGTGCTAAGTTTATGACCGGACTACAAAAGGAATGGTCTGCTATCACTGGTGGTACGGCGGATAACTTCGCAACGAAGATGCTCGCTAAAGGTGGATATTCATCTATCATTGGCGAGATTGGCGAAGAACGGTTGGGCACTCTGCTCAGGGAACTTACGGGCGTATCCGATAGAGAGGGTAATCCGGCGAAAAGAATGTGGGAGGGAATGAAAGAGGACTTCGACCCGGAGAACCTTGCCGCTGAGGTAATTACTATTCTTGCACCCGCTTCTGTGAGGCGGGGTATGACTATGGGCATCTCATTGAGCAAAGGCCCTGATGTGCCTACAGAGGCCGAACAGCTTGACGCGGCTGTTGGGGTCGGACCTATAGCGTTTGACACGCCAGAGGACGCACAGGGCTACGCAGAGAGGGTTAAGAAGGTAGCTGTAAGGGAAGGCGAGGATGTCGCTGTAGATGTTGACCCTGCTGATAATACGGTTACGGTTGATGAGGTTGTTGAGCCCTTGGTAGACGAGAAGGGCGTGCAGGCATTGTCAAAAACAGAAGGCAAGCCTATCTTGTCTCGTTCAAGCATACATGATGATATTATACGACTCTCATTTGACGCTCTCGGAGAAACACCTACGGCAGAAGAATTAAAAGAGATGCTGGCAACGGAAGGCGTAAGGCTAAGTGTCCAGAGATTTGAAACAGATATTGTGTCAGGTACTCAAGGCGTTGTGAGGTATCGTGTTGATGTTTCCGATTTGGAAGGCCGCTCATCGTCAAAACTTGCAAAAGAGGTGTTCGACACGAAAATAGGTACAGAGAATTTCTTTAGAGCCGAAACCACTCTTGAACGGGAGATACCTTTAAAAGAAAGATTCAAGGCTGTGCAACAAGCCGCAGTTGCTCGACAGGTTGGAGTCGTTCCCGCAAAAGCAGGCGAGCCAATACCTAAACTGGTAGAACCCAAGCCAACCAAACCAAAGAAACCAAAGGCCAAACCGGAACCTATCCTTGTTGACGGCAAAGACCCTGCAGAGAAGATACTTGCTGCGCTGGAAACGGCGAAAGAAGTTCAGCCCAAGACGGAAGCGGAGAAGAAAGCAGAGTTGCGCAAAAGGGTTGGTGCTGCTGCGGGTACAGCAGAGTCATTGATACGAAAAGGTAATCCAACAAGAGAAGCTGTCTTGAAGTCTACCGGATTACTCAAGGGGCCTCTTACTGATTACGACCTTGTGTTTGAATCTATTGAAGATCAACTCACCACCGAAGAAAAAGAGGCCGCGTACCAACGGATATACAGTCACCCCGACCTGAAATACTTTGGTGTTCTCAATACGACCACTTCTCTTGATAAGCTTTTGGCGGGAACGGCACTGACCCCCGGTGATGTCAAGAATATAGAGTTAGTATTCGGTAAAACATTCAAGCCGATTACGGACGTAAGGCAAATACGGGGCGACCTTTACGATAAGATGCTGACTCTGTGGAAAGCAGGGTTACTCACAGGCATTAAAACATCGGGTATCAATATCCTGTCTAATACGACACACGCCATATCGGAGACAGCGGCTAATATTCCGGGGGCGTTAATAGACAGGGCTATCTCGCTCCACACCGGCGAACGGGCACTTGTGCTTGCTACCAAAAAAGGAACGGTTGCCGGTGTCGTTAAGGGTATTAAGGAGGGCTGGAAGTATTTCAGGACAGGGCAGAGCGAAAGAAATGTCGGGGCCAAGTTAGATTATACCGATGTGTTTTTCGGTAATAGCAGGATAGCTAAAGCGTTTCAGGCTTACGAAGAGACTATTTTCCATATTCTCGGTGCAGAAGACCAGCCGTTTTATTATGGAATGAAGGCTACTTCGATAACCAACCAGGCTGTAGCGAAAGGGTTGACTAAAAAGCTGAAAGGTAAAGAACTTGATGCTTTCGTTAAAGACCTTATCGCCCACCCAACTGATAAGATGCTCGAAACATCCGTTCACGACGCCGAGATAGCGGTATTCCAGAACCAGACACGATTAGGTGACGCTTTCGGTACGGTATCGCGCAAGAGGCCGTTTGGGTTCATCTTACCCTTTACTCGTACCCCTGCCGCGATAGCCATGCAGATAGTCCGGTACACACCTGTAGGTTTGGCGGCGGAAGTTCTCGACCAGATCAAGAAGGGTGAGTTCAATCAGCGTAAATTCTCACAGGCATTTGGTAGGGCTGCCGCTGGTACAGGAACAATGGTAGCAGGGGGAGCGTTATTTACTGCGGGGCTGCTAACCCTCGACAGGCCCAAAGACGAGAGGGAACGCAAGCTGTGGGAACTTGAAGGCAGGAAGGCCAACAGTATTAAGGTGGGTGACGAATGGCGGTCAGTGAATACCTTAGGCCCGATAGGTGGCGTAGTCCTTATGGGCGGGCATTTCCAAAGGGCCTTAAAGGAAACAGGCAGCCCGACAGAAGCTATGATACAGGCGGGCTTTGGTGGCGCAAAGTCGTTTACCGAACAGACGTTCCTGAGAGGGCTTAACCAATCATTGCAAGCCTTGACCGACCCTGAGAGATCGTTCGAGACGTGGTTCAGTTCTATGGCGGGGTCGATTGTTCCTACGATTGTAGCGGACATCGCAAGGGCAAATGACGAGATAGAGAGGCGGACGGTGGGGCCTGTCCAGAGAGTGCAGGCAAGGGTACCTATCCTCAGAGAAAAACTACCGCCGAGAATAGATGTGTTCGGGCAGGACTTACCGAGATACGGCGGGAACGTTCTTGAGGTTATGGCCGATCCGTCAAGGCCGTCTGTAATCAGGGGTGACGTTGTTGTTGAAGAGTTAAGGCGGTTGGCTAAGAACGATATCAAAGTAACACCTACCCTTCTGGGCGGCAGAGATGGATTTGATGTATTGACTGTCGAGGAGAATACACAGCTATGGCGACGAGCAGGGGAATTAATGTACCCGGTAATGCTTGCCTTAGTGAACTCGCCCGCATACAATGCCCTGGACGATTTCGCCAGAGGGGAAAAGATAAAAGAGTTTACGAACCTTACAAAGTCTGCCGCAAAAGCAGAGATGGCAGGAATCAAGTTGAATCAAGGTGTAAGTATTATAAAGTTGGCTGAAAGTGGATTACTGTCGGTAGAAGAACTCGACAAGATACAATTCTATTTAAGATAAACCGGAAGGTGACACAGTATGGCAAAGGCTTTGAAGGCTAATTTAGGTAATATTATTACTATCCTTATAGTTGCCACAGGGGTCGTGGTACAGTACGCTACGACAAGGGCAGATGTGCGGGCAATGAGAACCGATGTTGTGCGTATTGAGCGGGACAGCAAGGAACGCGACGACAGGCTAGAGAAGACGCTTGACGAAACACGGAGCCTCGCCGAAAAGACTGCACGCGATGCCGAATTCTTCAAAGGCAAAGTCAGTGAAAAATTGAACAACATCACTAAGCAATTAGACCGCCAATACGAAATATTACAATCATGGGAGCCGACTGATGGGCAAAAAGAGAAAGCTACAGAAAAAGACTAAACGAACTATAAAGAAAAAGACTAAAAAGAAACTGAAGAAGAAATAATCTTCTCCTCCGTTTGGCCCTGCTGACGAGTGGGGCCATTTAAGCTATCAACCTGCCCCCGACCAGCCCTGAATCTATCAGTCCCCCGTTTACCAATCTGACTGCGCCAGCGGTAGGTGCGAATATGAGACGGTCTTGTTTGAATGGTAGCCACAGGTCTTGCGAGAGGGCCTGTATTTGAGATGCATTGAGGGCGCGGTTGTAGATTTTGAAGTCAAATATTATGGAATCAAACACCCTGAAAGTAGAAGGATGATTTCTGGCCGCAATTCTTATTGTTTTACCGTCGAGCGTTGTCGGTGCTCCTGCTGGAGCATCAATTTCGGAAACACCCACTGAGACACCATCGAGATAGAATTTGGGGGCCTCAATTCCTACTTGCGTAATAGCTAACGTGATAGTTGACGGAAACGTAATTAAGGGGTCCGTCATAAACCACCTGCCGTTTGTGGCTGCATCTCTCCGCCAAATAAAATTATTTCCCGACCACTCTGAAAATGTATTGTCGGTTCCAAACTGAATCAAACGCCCAGAGTTATCAGTACCTAATGACCTAACATGGAACTTGCTTATGATTGTGAAGTCGGGGCCACTGAATCTGCCTGTTTTTGCGGGAACCTCAACATAGTCTTCTTCGGCAGGGTTAAAATCTAACCCCTGCCCAGCCCATGTAGCACCAGTGATATCGCCGTGGCTGGCAAGGTAGGAATAGTCTATGAGACGTTGATTGGGACGAAAAGGAGAGGCAAAGACAAGGCCCTGCGTACTCCAATGAAAATCATTACGGAGAGTACCGAACCACGGTTTTTGCTGTATGAGTCGCATTACTGAACTTCATCCTCAAGAGGTGTGAAGGTAATAGACATTTCAACAGCATCCCCCTCAAAAGCCTGACTGCCGTTATTGACAACTACAGGCATACCGTACTGGAGGGGTAGCTGTGCGGAGAATGTGGTTTGTTGAACTACTGTCGCGGCGTCGTTTGTGACTTGCAGTTGACCCAGAAACTCAAGTTGCAAAAGGGATTCATCCAGCGTACTCCCCGCAGTACCTGTATATGCCGCGTCCGAACCCGTAGTGCCTCCGGGGTTGGCTGTAGCCGCTGTGCCACTTAATGATGGTGCCCAGTACAAATCGACCGTTCCGCCGTCGGCAGGGGCAACGTCAAACTCGATTCGCATCGTTACACCATATCTTCGCGCGAATCTGTTCGAGACTAATCCATTATCAAGATTGTCTTTTGCGCCTTGACGGGCTGCGCCTGCGGCAAGGGAAGTTAAATCAAGTTGGGCTGTGTCAGGAAAGGGACTGTTTCCATAATCTCCTGCGTTAGCCCACACTAAAGGAGTTGCGTCTGCCGCTACTAATATCTTATTAGCCATTATTGTGCCTCTTCTTCGATTGGGGTAAAAGTAACAGACATTTCGTCGGGGTCGCCAAGTTCGGCACTGGTTTGGTTGTTGTGAGCCACAAGGGTTCCGTATTGAGTAGGGAACGCCGCCACGAATGTTTGTTGTTGAACTACAGGATGATCGTCGTCAGTTACTATTAGAGATCCTATGAACTGTAACTGCAAAAGCGACTCAACCAATGTACTGCCTGCTGTACCAGTATATGCGCCGTCGGAGCCGACTACGCCTCCGGGGTTTGCCGTGGTTGCGGTGACTGAAAGGGACGGCGCCCAGTAGAAATCGATACTTTCGCCCGCAGCTATAACCTCAAACTCTTTTACCACTATCCGGGGTGTTATTGCGTATCTGCGGGCAATGCGGTTCTCGACTCCGCCCGTATCTAAATCGACCTTATCGCTCTGCCTTGCCGCAGCCGCATCCAAACCAGTCAATCCAAAATCGTCGGTCTTCGATCCGCCGTCACCAGTGTAAGTCAATGCGTCGGCAAAAACTATCGGCGTAGTGTCAGTGGCTATGAGTATCTTATTAGCCATTCAAGACACCTTCCATATAGGTTTTAGCATCGGACTCAAGCTCGGTAATCTTGCCGGCAACAAGAGGCTCTTTTGCCAGCTCTGCGGCATACTTACGGAGTGCCGAGTCAGCAACAGCCTTCTTTTCGGCTTCGGTAGACATAGGGCCGGATGCGGAAGTTGTGCGGATATCACCTTCGCCATCGTTGATTACAGCGACGAGTTTGCCTTCTGAGCGGGCCAGATTGATGAGTTCGACTGTTGGGGTTACGATAACTGCCATAATACGTCCTTAAATTAACGACAGTACTATAGCATATTTAAGCGGGAATGTCAAGAAGTTTTATGTGGTTGTATATGTAATACAAGTGGACGTGCTGTTGTTCCAGCTATCCGCAAGCCACCAACTGCCCGCAGATGATGAATCGGTGGAGGCCGTAGTCGTGTATGTTGTCATGGATGGGGCATAATTGTACGTTTGTCCATTCCTTTGCCCCCATCTATCTCCGGTAACTTTCCCGCCTTGGATTACGCGACAATGCTCATGTTGGCATTTAGGGCAGGTTACGACATGATTGCCGCTAAGAGCTAAATCCAATTCAATCTTGAAATATCCGTCACAGGCATGGCAGTATAGTTCGGTAATCTCTTTCATTTAATCAACGCTCCCATCTGCCGGAATATCACCGACGCATCTATTGTGTGCCTTTTCGTGGCAGGTTCTACACAGTGCGATTAAGTTTTCTATACTGTCTTTGTCGGGGTTGCCTCCCATGCCCTTCGATTCTATATGGTGGATGTCCACTGCCGTCGCCCCACACTTCTCGCACGGGATAAACTCATGTCCTGTATAGGCGTGATGTTCAAGGTATATCTTTACGTGTTTCTTCATGGCGTTTCTTGTGACAGTCTTTGCATAACGGCACTTGCGGCACATTTAATAGCTTATCGCGTATTAGTCGCAGGATTCCAGTCCAGTCTATTGGCGGTTCGTGGTGTACCTGCAACTTAACAACCCGACCTCTGGCGACAGATTGCTTGATTCCGCAGTCGGCACATCGGTAGTCATGGTCTTTAAGAGCTTTGGCTCGTTCCCGTGACCGCAACCAGACCCGACGGAGCGCATTCTTAATCTGGCTGAGTGGCGTTATTGGCTTGCGGCGTTTCTTCTTAGCCATTTATCGCCTCCACCACATGAATTTGACGTACCATTTCAGTCAGTTTCCTTGAACACTACCCATCCGAGCGTGGCGGGCTTGAAGCCTTCCCGTAATTGAGTATCATTTGCGCTGTGTAGCAGAATATCATGTTTTTCGGAATAGAACGCGCATAGCGAAGTCATTATGACGCCACCTTTTTCCTTGAACACGCCGCCGACACAGCCGCAATTCACAGCCCGTGACAAGTTAGTCCAATCGCTATCTGCACCGTCAGGAAATTCTTCATACTGTCCATTTCGTACTCGCCGCAGCACATACCCCGGAAATACAGGGGTGTCCGGGGCGGGCTGGTAGTCTTTGTGGATGCGGTAGGTGTCACCAGATAGAAACGATCCTATCCCAGAGCAAGGCAACCACCCCGCGTTGTCTCTGTACTCACAGTTCTTTATGCCAACCTTGTCAAAACATGCCTGTTCTCCTTCGCTCAATTCTCCGTAGACGACAATGTTTTCTTTTAGATTTTCACTTAGTCGGTTCATTGTGTTTCTCCTTTACAAACCTCGGATCATTCTTCCACCAATCGGGATTTTCCTCTACCCATTTCATCCATTCTCTGTATTGCTGGTCGTATCGCTGCTGGGTGGTTTGGCAGCCTATGAGCAGGAGTGCGAGCAGGATTAGGGTGAGGTTTCGCATTCTACCTCCTTCCAATCTGGCAAAAGGTTCTCGTTACATAAACAAACGCCTCGCTTACGGAAACGAGTATTGCCCTTAAGATTGTCCGGCAATCCCTTGTCAGAGTACATTATTTTGACGATACACGGGGTGGCGGCGTCACACGTTTTACATTCCCATTCTTCAGTTTTCATTTCCTTGCTCCTTTGCCATCAAATCCAACAGAGCTTTCAGCGGCGCACTGTTGTTCGGATCATTTTGTATCTCCGCCTCGATCCGCAACAACTGGTCGGCCCGTAAGCTCTTATCATTCGGAACAGCTATCGGCGGTGGTGGTTCAACTTCCACAGGTTGCCTAACCCTACGGATTGGCAACGGTGCAAAGGTGGCAGTTGTCTTCGTATTACTTTCAAACCTAACAAAACACCATCCAACTCCGGGTATAAATTTCGTTATGAGTTTTTCTGTCCGCTCGCTGCGTATTTCTGGGCGTTTCCCAAGATACAGCCATTCCGGTCGTCCGTATATGGCTCGATAAATCTCCAACGCTTCCGCGTCACCGATAGCCATGCCCTTGTAGACTTCTCGAAAGTTTGGCCCCTGGTATCCTTCTGCAAGGAAGCCAAAATCTGGAAGGTTCCACGGGGGACCATCTACGTCGCCGCTGTCTACAGCAGTTTTGGGCCGCATCCAGTTGTCTCGAATCTCTGTCAAAATATCTGAATGAGTGCCGCCCAAGATCGTTGAAGTTAATAAGAGTAAGATTTTGATTTTCATTGTGATGCCCTCTCAGCTTTTTCATACTCTTGTGGGTAACATGTTTCAAACGCAGCTTCTATTATTTCCAGCTTCTCTATCCGCTTGTCTTTGTCTGCGAGTTTCTTGTCAGCGGCTTTGAGACGGGCTTTCAGTTCACGGATGGTTCTTGCGGCATAATGTTCCGCCTCTGACTTGGGGATCATGGGGCAATCTAAATATTTTTGCAGTGCATCCGGTGGAGTTGCCCGCCCTGTTTCAGTTTCGGCGAATGCTTTGATAAGTGCCTGTTCTTCCGGTGTCATTTCAGCCATTATCTTCCCCACTTTCAATCAATTCGATATCTTCCATGAAACACAATAATGCAGTCGCGTCATAATTAGGCACAGTGACCATAAAGGCCATTTCGTCTTGCTCCCATGAAACTACGCCCGCATGGACCTCTCCTTTTTGGGCGGTGCATGGACCGCAAACGTATCGTATCTTATCCCCCGCATACACAGCATTCCCGTGCTTGTCGTTACGGACGTGGGGACTTACTGTTTCGGGGCAGACTTCAATAATACCTTCAATTGCGTCATCGCCGTATTGTGTTTCAGAAAATTCAGCATCAGGCAATACGATAAACACCCTGCCAGATGCTTTCGCCAAACTACCATAAGCCCACCTTGACGATACAACTTTACATTCATCTTTTATCTTGCCTCTGAAATCATTCATGCGCAACCCTCTCAAATGAAGTAGCAAAAACGTATGGATTACCCCACACATAATGAGGCAACCCCTTGTGTTCTCTGGTTTCAGTTCCTTCCGCCCAGGGGTATGATTCATAGAAAACGATCTTGCCTTTGTGGTAGCGGGGCTTTGGTTTGGAGTAGCAGGAGTCCCAGACTAATATGAAATTATCTCGGCATACTTTCATCCGCACATCTAATGATGGAGTACGGAAATCTTCAGCAATGCCTTCAGCCCGTGCGTCATAGCAACTTATTTCCTGCACCCGCTCCACGCCAACACCTGTAACCTTGAGCCATGTACGGGCAGCCCATTTGGGCATGTGGATGGAGGGACGTTTGCGATAAGTCATTCTAACTATTGTTTCCGTCCGCCAATCTTCTCGATGTAAAAACTGTCCATCTTCCCCCTCAAACGGATCGGGGCATGTCGCCACGTATTTAGGGCCGACGACATGAGAATCGGTCCTCCCCCACCATTTACCCTTTTCGGTATGTCCTAAATCCCACCACGTCTCGCGCACGTAAATCAAATCTCCGGGGGAGCCGAGAGGGTTAAGAAACGCCCCAAGTGCCGCGCCGTCGCATTGCGCCCACCACCGGCCTGACAAGTCCATCTTCCAGTTGTGAGCATCCAGCCATGCGCCTCGCCTGTGTGCATCGTATAACTTAGTGAACGGCCTGCGGGTTTGGGTTTTGCGCCCTTCCAGTATAGCCTTATTCATTGCGGGATTGAAAAGGGCAGGTATTTCTTTCATCCCCCACCTCCCATAGAATAGTTTGTTCCCATTATTCTTTCACCTTTAATAGTTCTGGATTCTGCCATTTATTGCCGATGACCTTTACATGCTCCCACCACCCTTGCAAAACAAATAGGGCTGTTCTGTGTTCTCGGTGCTTAATCCATTTGCCCCAGAAACATCCATCCTCGTATACTATTTCCATGATTTTTCCGCCATCCTCATAAAACAAATCCCCTTCCCATATCTTCTGCCCTTCCGGGTATTCCTCGGTTCTCTTGCAGTCACGGAGGCCGGTGTACATACCTACTGTTTCGGGGACGACGGGAATAAAGCGTATTAAAAGCGGCACATATTTTGCACACCTGTCGTCAATAATAACATGGAGTATTTCACCATTGAAATTATAGGTTACGTAATATCCGTAAACCCATTCTCCATTATTTGCTCGTTGTCCTCTGAATTCAACTTGCCGCATGTTGCTTCCGCCTTTCCATGTAGTTTCTTTGTTGTGCTCTACGGCATATACGACATGACCGCCACCCATTAGGGCATATATAGGTTGTTTCAGCAGTGTAAACATGCCCTTGTGGGCACGCGAGGATTTTTCGACGACAATCATACAGTTGATGGCAAGACGTACATAGTGTAAGCCAGTCGCTTGCAATCCGTAAGTATTCACCGCTTATATTTGCCATTTCAAGTCGTGAGACATCGGGCGGCTTTTTGTTGCAATGCTCGCACCGTTCTTTTGTGCCGACATATTTTCGCGCCCAATGATGTTTGGCGTCATACCCTGCATCGTCCCCCTTCCATGCTCGGCTTTTTGAGCCGAGTTGCCCCGCCAACAGCTTGCTTAACCACAATCTACTCATTCTTTCACCTGGATTAAAATTCCTTCCCCACGGGCAGGGCAGTCGGAGGGAATTTGTGTACAGCCTGTTGAGGTTGAAGGACACATCAATATCGCCAATGAACATTGTCGCTCATATGTCCAATATGGACAGCCCACTACCTTCTCGTCGTCTATTTCTGGGTTGTACTCTTTCATTTTACAGTCTCCTGTGGAATACATAGTTCTTGGCCTCTCCTCCAATAACCACGCCGGAAAGCAACATCCGTTCTTTTTGCTACATAGTCAAGAATCTGACCTGTAGTGATGTTGCCGTTATTAATTGCGACTCCTAATGATATCAAATCGGTCACACCTTCCACTGTAGAATTTCGAGAGATAGCTTCGTAGTCGTTTGTTTTGGGATACATTTTACAGTCTCCTGTTAAAAAAGGGGCAGGCGGTTCAAGTCGCTAAACTTTAATGCCGTAGCAATCCGACATCCCGCCAACGCCTTCGGACGCCTGCCCTTTATTCTATTATCAATAAACGAGAAGCGGGCAGGAGTTAAACCTGCTAAACTGCAATTCTAACACTCCTGTCAATTCAGGACTTACGCCGGTTCGATACAATGAGCTATGACAGCCCTTTATCCTATGCCAGCAGTAGGGACCACCGAAAGGGCCATTACCCCTTTCACGTTACAGTTCTGCCCCGTCTCAGCGTTTCACACACGCCGCCGCTTCTCGTATTCACTTGTCAATGCTCCAGTGCTTCAAAGTCATGGGCGAATACGGCAGGGTGGCAAGGGTATTGCCTACCATGCGCATTGGTTATAATCCAATCTCCATCCTGTACGTGTAATTCGCCTTCCAAATAACGAATAACAGGGTGGTTGCCCATGCTGGGGCTGTTTTTGTCCAGTGCTGTTACGACAACGCCCTCCGGTAAAGGTTCGCCTGCCACAAATTGCACGGCATCCACAATCTCTATTTTTCGTCTGTATCGCACTTCATTTCACTCCAATAAAAAAAACCGTCCCATACGAGAGCTTCGGGGAACTCGCAGCAGGACGGCTCAAAACAAAACTGATCTGTCCGAAGCTTTTGGCATAGTGAAAAAACCTTTTGCCGCTCTTAACGGCTTCTCATAGTACACCTCCTGTTTACGCGTTAAACAAATAAGGGTACTTGTCAGATTATACATTACACTATTTTTTCCCAAAAGTCAAGTAGAATCTGAAATTTCTTTTTCGATCTCATCAACCAGCCCCGACCTCATTTCGCACCGCAGTTTTATCATCGCACTGTGATCTGTTTGCTCGTAGACTTTCCACATGCCGCCGTATGTTTCGGTGACATTTAGTTTCATCGACTCAATCGCCTCCCCCATAGCAACGCCTCTTGCTGGAATCACGGGGGCGAAATAACCAGCCTGCAATTTTGTCAGCCCACCGCCTTCGTAGAAAAGAAATACAGTCGGTTCGGGTTGTTCGACCTTAGCTCGCTGCCGCATGTTATGAACACGCAATAAATCATTGAGTTTTTTGGCAGGAGGTTTACTAAAGTCACTGGATTTCTTGGCCTCGTCAATCGCCCTCTTAACATTTTCCTCGTTATCGTAGATACTTATTACCCCACACCAGAAATTAGTCTCGGCGTCTGTTGGCCTCCAATTTGTCCATAGTTGCTCCATGTAGGTCACGCACGCTCTTGCATCAATTTGGTTCATGGCAATAGTCCTTCCGCTTTCTTTCTGTCTATTCTGGCCCATTTATCTTGCGATGTTTCGGGCTTGGGATGTTTGTGCATGTTATTGCGCCATATTTTTATTGCCGAAACAAGATTGGTAATGGGCAATCCGTTGCCCCGCACCCATCCCTGTGCATTGTAATGGTTAAAGAATTCTTCCGCGTCGCCTTCTGTCATGCCTACTATAAAGGCGGCATCCATTGTTTCTTTTTCGGTGAATTGCTTATTCATGTTGTTGTCCTGTAGATATTTCTATCAACTATTCTTTGCCCGCACTGACTTCTACTAAATAACCATAGACCAGGCCTAATGGGGTAAGCCCCTATCCCTGCCTTTTCGGTCGTGAGGGTTAAAGCTATTGATTTCAAACCCTTGGTTTAAGACTGTAAATAAGATTTCTGCCGTTGTGTACCCCAAGTGGCCGGACAATCGGTGGGGTTAGCCCACATCACACCCGATTCGCCTGTGTCGTCCAATTTCCATCTTATTAGCCTTTAGTCTTTTTCTCACTATTTATCAATTCGATATCACTGTCTACCTCGTTGCCCCACACGTCCCAGCCCTCTTCTTTCTGGAATAATCCGCCAATAGGACGGGCAAACATCTCCAATTTTGCACAATCCGGGAACCATTTATTCAACCAATGGCGGACTATAAAAGGTTTCTCACTATGTCTACTCTTTTGAACCGTAAAAATCGATGCTATCCGGTTTTTCGGTAGCGGCGGGCTAAATTTCCCCCTCTTCCCTACCAGCAACAACTCATGTTGCCCCAAAAACCAGTAACCCATCCCACTGTAGCCCTTGTCCCATATCGCGTGCGTAACATACGTAAACCCCCACGCTCGCATTACATCGATAGCTTCAAGCAGTTTGGGTGCTGTCGCCCACAGATATAAAACAGAATCGCCGGAAGCAGGCACAGCAAGGGACACCAATTCTCCTTGCGTCATTGTGGGATACTTGTCTTCAATAGCCGTTTTCTTCTTGCAAGCGAAATCGTATTTCCACGGTGGGTCAGCATAGATTACTTGGTACTTCTTCATCCCCGCCCCCGGACATAAAAAATTCCCGAAACAGGAGGACAAACGACGAAATTTGCCCTGCTACGGGAATTTGAACTACTAAGCAATATGTACCGTCGTTTATCCATTTCCTGCACCTTACCCTATCTGCCTGTCCATGTCAACACTTTTTCTCACTATTTTAATCGTTAAATAAAATTTCTCTTATCCTTGCTTTGGTGATTGCGGGCCGTGCCCAAACCCTTTGAAATTGCTTCCATTCATTACTGGGAATATTGTTTGGCCCCCGCCATAGCATCGCACACGGCATAAACCCCGCTGTCCACGCCTCAAATAGTCTTTGCTCCGCCGCCGAAATAGTGTCTTTTGGCCCCCCGATCAAAACATAGCATCGTAGGTGACTGCGGGTGAAGTCTGCCATTCTCAACATTCTCCCTGCCTCGATCAACGGCTCTAAATCGTCGGGCGTGTCGTAAGCAAAAAATATCTGCTTCGGCCTCACATTCCATAAAAGCTCTATATGCCAGTGTTTAAGCCTTGCAGCCTCCAGCCCCCCCGATAGGTGGATGGGTTCTTTTTGACGGCCTAACATAGCGAATACGGCCCTTATGTGGGATTCTGAACATGCAAGGAGGTTGTTATCCTGCAACATCCATCCACCAGCTATCGAAAGCTCCCTAATAGCCCCTTCCCGTTTCCAAACATCACAGAACCAACATTTATTCGGGCAACCTCTTGAGGTGATAGTATACCCCTCCCGCAAATACATACCGGGCACGAACTCGCCGCCGGGGTCGCCAACGGCAGGGCCGCCGATCTTGACGTTATAGTGCCGCCCCCATGCTTTCGCTAATTCTTCGGCTCTTGGCAGATCATATGTAAAAGTTACCGATATGTGTACTTGATCGAGTATTGGCAATTCTTCTGGTGGTTCCCCAAAGAACGCTAACGGATCATCAGGTGAAGCGTTTGTCTTGCGCGGGAATACTCTGGCAATCATCCCACCCCCTCATATACAGAATCTTTGTTTGGGAAATGTACGTCAAACCATATCTTGACATCGGTAGCGGTTTCGTCAAGAAACATAAGGAATTCAAAGTCTTTGATTCTTTGCTCCATCGGGGTTAATGGTGGTTCAAGGGGGGTTCCTGTTACATCAAGCATTTTGGCTATGTGTTGCATTCCGCCTCCTCCCGTACAACATACCACTTGTCGCGTGAAAATGGGCTCATCTCATCGCGCACAGTTACGTCCTCTCCGATCAGCCCTAATGTCAATAGTACAAACACCGTAGACTTATGGAGTTTCTGGACAATTATATTGTCTGCGTCGTTCCATGATTGGGGGTTATGTTGTATGGATTTCTTCGTAAACAACTCGTATTGGCTATGAAATTTGTCCGAAGATTCGCCGATTATCGAGCCGTGACGCATTGCGTTCATAACCAATATTTGAGCGGAGGTTAATGTCTTCATCTCGCCCCCTGCGCAAGAAAAAGGGCTCCGGCCTGTTTGCACAAGCGGGAAGCCCAATTGTCTGCTCGCATGTCTGGTTGCAGGAGACGACACCCCTGCGCGAGACTATTAAACATAAATAGATTATTCAGTGTACCAGACATATAAGTATCCTAACCTATCTGATTGTTCTTGTCAAGAGGTTTTTCAATTATTTCGTTCTCCTGGTCTTGCTTTGGGGTGAGGGCTTGTTCTGTCATTAGCAGCAAGTTCGCCATAGATTTAGCCCGCCGCTCCCAGAATTCTTTATCTTGACGGTTACCCTTGTGGTGGGATTCTTTGGCCCATTCCATGCAAGCGTCCTTATATTTTTCTACAATTCGGCTACTGCCCTCCAACGCCTCCCGCAGTTGGGTGTTATCGGCCCGTTCCTTCAAGACAACAGCCCACATATCGCTCGCTTCGTGGGAGGTTGTTGCGTCAAAGAACTTAACTTCTCCGTCCAGCCGAGCGACTTCTGTTGTTAGCCGTGCTATCTCGTCGAGCAGGGCGGATCGGTCTTCCATGCCTTGAATTCTCACTGCTTCCAAAAACACAAGGGCACTACACTTCTGGGCCGCGTAATCTCCTTTACCCAGCCTATCTGCCGCATCTCGCCGGTTCTGTATGTGTTTTAGATCTTCTTCTGTTAGGGGATTAGACATTGGGGGACTCCACCAAAACAACTTCTCTACAGACAGCACAGGTTCCCACTGCTTCACCTTTTGAATCAAAGGCTGTATTGTCTATTTCGTTAATCTCAAGACATGCAGGGCATTCCCACTGCACTAATATCCATGATTCTACGCGGCTCATCAGTCTACTCCAAACAAACTCATAACAGAACTACCATGGCAATCGCCAACATACTTACACCAGCCCTGCCACGTACTCGTCCCCGGCGCACCGTCCACTTTGATCTTGTTGCCGTCATTGTCACGGTAGTCAAGTTTGTTCAGAAATTCCTGGGCTTCCATCGGGGTCATTTGGTTGCCGTCCGCGTCAATGAAAATAATGGCCGGGAGGTCGTAGGAGTGATTTACATCGACATTGTTCGGAGGAGATAGTTGACCTGACCCGGCCTGAGAAGTGCTATCTAATGTAACCGTCAATGCGCCCAATCCAGCGGATACCATGCACAGGGCGGCTACGAGTAGTATGTGTGACTTTTTCATGGGTTAATCCTTTAAGGAAGTAATTCGGCAAATGTAACCTCGCCGTTTTCCAGTGCATCGATGATTTCATTTCCAACCCGCTTAAAATCGGCGATGCTTGTCAAGCCTTCGTCTGTGCATCTGCGGGCTGCCTCTTCTTTGACAACTTTGAATTGGCCATCCGTTAAATCTCTATATGCCATCGTTTCAATTCCTTTCAAAATTACCTGCCCGGCCAGCAATCTGACTGCGGGCAGGTTAGGTTCGCAATGCTCACTCCCGCGCTAATGGGGGCCTAATACGAACCGGCGCATCAATTTTTTAATCAGGGGGCTCGGCAGGGAGGCATTTGCCTTTGTCCTCATCTTCCCAGCCATCATAACAGTTACTGCCGTCTTGCTCTAAGATAGTATCGTCTTCACCGCGCTGGTATCGATGATAAGTGAGATTGTCGTAACCCCGCCACCAAAACCATTCCCCTTCTTTCGGCACATAATCAGGATCGGGTTTCGTGCCAGCCGGGGGCGGGTCTTTGTAGCGTTTAGGGTAGACCTTATTAAATGTCGCAACTACCCTGTCTTTGGCAAGTAGGGGCATAACCCTATCTTTGGCAAACAGCGGTCTTGCAGCGAAACCCTTACCCGCAAAAGGGACGGACCAGCACCTCCACTTCGTCGAGATCGACTTCTGACAAACCGACAGCGTGGCTTGCCTTGACTTTGGCATTGGCTTCGTCGAAAGCCGCAAGGGTACCAGAGCCGAGAATCTTCTTCTTGACACTTTCGATGTTACCATTGTCGTCTTTGGCCTTTACGGACTCTGTTACTACATAACTAAATACTTCCTGTGTCTTCATAATACTTCTCCAAAAATAAGGTTAATTTCAATGGACCGCCCGCGCCCGGTTAAGCCACGGGCAGGCCCGTTATAATGCCGGACCCTCAAACAACAAAAACACTATATTTAAGTTTCATAGAACGTACCCTCCGCATAAATTTAACAATAATTAACGGTGGTATTCGTACTCATTGTCCGGCACTTTTTCTCTTTTGCGTTTCCCGCATCCGGCGACAATTCATTTCTTGCTCCTTATGTTGACGATAAATGTTTATTCCGGCTTTGGTGTCCTGTCATTTCGTGCTGAACAGCCTCCAGTTTCTTGATTACGGCTTGATGGAGGTGTTTGGTTTTGAGCATTGCAACCCGTTCTTCCCAACAGATACCTCTGGCAATTTTCTCCGTAATTGACACGCCGGGATTTTGCACCAATTCGCCGCCTAACTCAAACTCTCTGCCATTGGATAAAGCCATCATTGTTATAGCCAACTTCTTATCGTAGGCCCCTTCTGCGTTGGCTGCATCTATTCCGCGCGGCTCTAATAACTCTCTGCCTTTTTCGGAAGCCTTAATCTTTTCTTCGATTTGAGCAGCAATTTTTACCATTTCGCCTATATCACTCATTATGGCTCCAGATTAAAAAGGTACTTCGTCGGTTGGAGGTGGGGGTTCTTCGCCAACCCACTGAGGATTAGCGCCTTGCACGCCGTCAATGCACATATTCGCTAACCCGTCAAGGGCTTGAAGTTCGGCCATGTCAGCAATCAGGCTTTCAGCACTCACATCTTTCAAGCAAGCACAAACCAACCCATGAAAACACATACCCCAGACCTTCTTGCGTTCCTCTGCATCGATATTGGCCCTCATTTGTTCCGGTGATAGTTGGGGGAATGATGGGGCAGCCTGTGGCGGTGCAGGAGGGGCCTGTGCGGGCGCGGGGGGCGTTGGGGCCGCATAGCCACCCTGATACGCCTGATTGATAGCGGCGGCGTTCTGGGCTGCGTTAGGCGGTGCATGTGGCGGCGGTGCAGGTACGGCGGCTGCGGCGTGTGTTATCGTACCCTTCTTGATTTCGTGCAGCAAAGCAAACTTGCCCTGATATGACGATTTCTCACCCTCCGCCGATATCGGACTTCTGAGCATACCATCATGGAAGGCAAACGTTGGATCGTCCAATTTAATCCCCACCTTGATTTTGCCCGTAGCATCCTGAACAATGATATCCTGAACCCACATGCTCCAGTAGCCGGAAGGATTATCCTGCCGTACACATTTCGGACTTGTACCCTTTATTTCCTTTGCGGCTTTCACGCTTTCAAGGATACCAGCCACGGCCACAAGTGTTCCGTCCGGCTGCATTAGTATTTCGTTAATGTTCATTTCTTCTCCTAAAATATTTTATCAATAATCGTTGCCAAGTATGGGGCTGTTACCTTAAACCCGTCATCTTCTTCGGTTTTTTGTCGGCAATATTGGATTATCTCCCAGAAGTACGCCGCGTCAACGCCAGTAAGCTGTTCTTCCAACACATTCAAATCCGTCAAATCCAATTCGCTAATCTGAAAACACATCTTGAGATACTGGCCCGCGTTAATATACCATCCACGTTTGAGAAACTTACGAGTACGGATGACGCTGCATAGCGGATACAGCGAACCACTGTAGCGAAGTTGCTTGGTGATTATGCTTTCCATTGCAGTAGGCGGCAGTGTGAGTTTGCCATAATCTCTGTGTCCATTCCCGCCCGGTTCCCAAAAGCATTTACAGTGGTCGAAGTCATAGTTTTCGTGAACCTCCTCTGGGCTCCCGTGGAATCTAATAACGATCTGAACTTTATCAGAGAGCGTGATAGCATTGGCACTCAGGAACACCGGCCTATATTTCTTGCCGTCATCTTCCGGCACCTCAGTCTCATCGGCCTCACTGACTGCATCTATTGCGTCCATTGTCTCGTAATAGCTACCGCCCTCTTCGCTGGCCTGTCCCAATGAACTGATATATATCTTCACTCTGTCATCGGCCATGTCGTCGTAATCTCGGCCATTGCGTACCTCTGGCACGATGCCATCAGGATTATTAGAAATGAACTGCTGGACATAATACTTAGCGACTGCAATAGCAGTTTTTGGGCCTGCTAAGTAATAATCATAGTCTTTAACTGGCTCCTTTAGCAACAACGACACGATGCTACCGCCAGTAATGAAGCTGTTTTTCTCGACCAGCTTCCGCACATCCTCATCTTTAATGGACGCACAGAATTCCCTGTGCTTCTTTGTTAGTAACCGGCATATACCCTTACGATTCATAATTCACCTCAATAAATAAGCTTCACGTTTGCAATACTGTTTTCGTCAATAGCCTTCACGATAGCAGAAGCCAAATCAATATCATCGACTATTTCAATCAATGAATCAATAGCCTCTGATTGTATTTTGTCGCGGTGTTCTGGCTTGTTTGTGCGTGCGGCTTCTTCTGCTCCCCATGCGGCATTGTCGTCTTCTGGGGTAATAATCTTTTGTTCGACAGGCAATCTTGTTTCTGCCGGTTCAAACGTAGCCACCTTTTCCCGTAAAGCCGCAAGCTCCTTATCCTTCCGTTCGTCCGCCTCTACCTTCAAGGCTTCCTCTTTAGCGGCAACCTCCGTCTCCCTGCGTTCCAGTTCTGCCTGCCTCTCAGTTTCTTCTGCTTCGCGGGCTATCCGTATTTCTTCGGCTTTCAGGAAGGCAGCGTGTACTTCCCGCTCCTTTTTTTCTCTGAGCGGTTTGTCCTGTAGCTCAATCCATCCCTCAACTCTGCCGGTCAACTCGTTTTTCTTGGCGTCCAGCGTTCTCCCTGCCTGTAGAATATCGGCTTTAGCCTCTTTGTGTGCTGCGGCTATGGCAGTTTTGATTTTGCGGAGTTTGTGAACATGGCTCCGTGCATCCTTTTCGCCCTGCTTGCTTTCGATGTCAAAAACGAGATTGGCGTTAGCTTTCTCGAATTCGTCCATTTCCGCTGTTAGTTTGTCAAATCTTGTAAGTTCCGCTGTCATTATACTCTCCGTCTTTCATAAGTCTCTAATTGGCTCACCACTGCATCCAGTTCCACGTCTGTCAGTTCGTCCAGTTGGTCCGTGGCATAAACTACCTTTGCCTCACGCTCGGCGGCTATGTTATTCCTGGCACTGTCTATTATGGATTGGATTGCAGTTTGAGTCATAGCTTCATCCAAAGATTGGCAGCAATTATCCGAACCAAATGCAACCCATCTTCTTGGCGAAGCACAGTTTCGCCCCAATCAACATAATCTCTTTTGCCGTTGTTGTTAATAAAGGGCACCAGTCGAGAACAACACGGCGGACAGCCTTTTGGTCCGTACTCACCTTCGTATTCTCCAGTATTATTACAGGTAGGGCAAGGGGGCGTATCGCCAACAAATTCCATAACTTCACGTGTGTTGTCAGGGTTGTCTGTATAAGTAATTCTATTATTCATAATCCATACTTCTCCAATAAAGGCCCCTGTTTCAGGTGAAACACTGCCCGCCACACCTCGTCACAGGTACAGGTATGGCAAAGGTCAATATATAACGGTACATCCTGTTTCCCGCACCCGCCACAGTCACCGCCCACCGTACCTTCCAGCTTGATCTTTGCCATGATCTCAGCGGTTTCTTTCAGTATCGCTGTGTCTTCGGTTTCGGCGTTACGCTGGTCAAGGCCGGACATGGAGCTATTGCAGGCTGCATAATCACCGGCACTGTCCCGGTCGCGCCTTTCGCACAGCCTCTTGTTAGCGGGGTTTATGTCTATGCCGTCGTGTAGCATTATTGCGGTCTCCCATATCCGGTTCTCGGTCTTTGTTCAAGACGTGTAACCCGCATATCCAACGTGATAATTAAACTCGTTAGTTCCTTGAGAGATGCTTCAAGCGTTTCGTAATACTTAGCCATACTTTTCTGCGATGGGGTACGAGTGTCTTTCACGGTTTCACCTCCGCAAGAGCAAGAGCGGCCTTGTGTTCCATCTCAACTGAACAACCGCCACAATCAACCCTGCCGCAATGTGAACACTGGCTCATGCTTCCAATTGCATCCACCAACGCATCATGGCTGTTATGCTCAAGCACGATCTGGGCACATATTTCATGGCTGTTACAACATGCGATTACGTCATCGTCCTCGTCACGGAGATAACAAGAGTTTTCGTCGAAGGTTTTCCATTCAGCCATTATTCTATCCTCGCCATATTACGTTCCAATTCCATTTTCTCTAACTGAGCCTCACAGCAATCAAGGTCCCTGTCGCACTCACAGACCCACTCCCATAGTTCTTGTTGGCCGATCTTGCTCTTTGCCTTGCGGAATGCGGCCAAAGCCTTCTCGCCTCTTATGCGGGCGTCTACGGCGTCTGCTTTTAGCTGGGTGTAGGTGGTCATTTGGATACAGCCTCAACTTTACGCCAATCTATTTCTCCACAATACATGCAGTTAAATATGTCGGGAAACTTAACAATCTCTTTGGTATCTCGCTCCCTCACTAATCCGCTTGCGATGTATGGGTCGTTGATATGGAATTCCGGTCCTGTGCCATTAGCGGAGCACCTGTTTTTAATAGCAAACTCCATCGCTTTCTTGCCTGCGATCTCGTTTTCATGGTAGTACTTTTGCCAAGTATCACCCCATTCAGTTTCGCCGTCCCTCAACATACGGTGCCAGGCATTGCCCCCTGGATGCTCTGCAACATGAGCCCCCCATCGCCCATTCGCAACCCAACTCCATATAATACCCAGACGGTTTGGTACATGGAAATAATACGCCGTTCCACAAGAAACAAAAGCTAAATCATGTTCTCCATCATCGGGTATCCAATCACCAAGATTGAACCGGAACATTTCTCCTTGGCAATGTTTTTGTAATGGACGGAATTCGTATACAGGAACCACATCTTCTCCAATTTTCACCTCACACCCCCAAACATAAAGGCCAATATCAGGGCCGCCGCTACAAGTGCGCTTAGTCTGTAAAATAGTTTACGCATGATCTTGCTCCTTAAATATCTTGTACAGTTCGACGATTTTGCGGTAGAAGGCTTTGGGGTGTTCGTAATAGTCGTAACCTTCAGTGTCTTCGCAAGCAAAAGAGGAATCCACGAATCGAGCGGGGCAGCGGAAACACATCAGCCGCCCCCCGCCGTCCTCTCCTGCAAAATCGCAAAAATAGCAGTTTCTTAATAAACGCGCCTTTGGCTTGCTGGCTGCAAGGTATGTAGTTTTAAGTTCGCCCGCGTTGTCGTCTTCCTTGCATTGTTCGTCAATCCATTTCCACATCGCAAGACACTTTTCCCATGCTTCATCCAGTGTGAGTTTCATAATCTATTCCTTACTTGTGGGTTTTGAAGTATTGTTTCGGGGACGGGATTTTGATCTTGCTGGTGACGTAGCACAGTTGGTCTTCTTGCAGACCAATTGCCGTAATCCATTCAGGCCTTATCTTGCAGGGGACAATAAATAAGTTCCCGATTGTACCCCATACTTCTGCGCCTACGCGAGATGCAAAACTATGAAAACCGCTTTTGTAATTCAGTCTTCGTGAACCACCAGTGCGCAAATCGATCTCCGTAGCTGCATATTCCCCACCGTCGTAACTCTCCGCCCTGAATTCACTGTCAAATGTTCCACTCTTGTCTCCGGCGAAAGCATATAACACCTTCCACACAGTAACCCATTCAGGCAGCTTAGCTACGGCGTCTTTTTGGGCTTTTCTGGTTAGTCGTGAACTTAAACACATAATCTATTCCCTTCCAAAAAAGAACCTCTCCCCAAGCAAACTATCCGCCGATCTGTGACAATATGTAAGAATAGGGGGCGACAACAAGCCTTGCCATTTCTGTTACACCACCAGCAATGCCTATGGCCAAAATAGAGGCGACGCAGCCAGCTACGAGCCGAAACGGAAGCACATCGTTTCTGTCTTGTGCTTCAACGATTGGCTTCAGCCTCCGATAACCCCGCACCGTTACAGCCATAAGCACACCCATGACCACCGTGAAGATGATGTTGGAAATCCACCCCCACATAATTGTCTGGCGGTACATTTCCGGTGTAATCGTTTTGATTGCTTCAATTAGTTCTGTGTCCATAATCTCTATCCTCTCGAAAATACTGGCGCGGGCCAGCACGGGTATACCGGCGCCGCGTCAGTGGAGTTCCGCCGAAGCGGAAAAGCTTGTTTTACCCGTATACCCGTCATACCCGTTACCCGATTTAATTGTCAATGCCTACACTTACAACCTATCACAGATTCCGCGAAAAGCAAATTAATTCTCAAAAGATTCCCGAAATAGCATAATAAGCACAGCTTATAGTTCGGCTTAGTCGATTGCTTGCCAAAGCAAGAATATCAGAGCAATGAATGTGCAGGCGATAGCCGCAATAACCCGCTCAAATGAGATTCCACAAAGTATTATGCGGCAGATGAGAGCCCCAAGAGAAGCCCAGAAAAAGCCAATAGCGGTAATTCGTGCGATAACAATTAAGCAGCGTGTCCATGTGTATTTACTCATACAAATACCTCTCTTTCCAATTAAAACCTTGCAATTTACACCCGATCTGATATAATGAGCGGGTTCGTTTATAAGTTAAGAGCGGCTGTTTCGCTGGTGATAACATGCACTTCCGTATCGACCAACTCTATACTGATAATATCCGGCAAATAGCCTAAGCCTTTTAGTTCATCGATCAGTAACTCCCATGATTCAACAGCGTACTGCTGCTGGGTGCCTTTGGTAAACGTGGCATTAGGTCTGAACTTGACACAGTATAACTGTTTGCACTCAATAGCCATAATCCTATCCCTTAAAAGAATATCAAAACATTAACAAAAACCCCGTCAATCAAGAGGTTAGGTCTTGCAGACAGTTACGGCCTTTTTGCAGTATGGGCACTCGCAAGTGTCCGGCGCGTCGCTGATACTGCCCAGAAACCATATACGCCCACCACATTTAGGACATCGGACAGAGCATGTCGCGCTTTCAACGCAATCGTGATCGCAGGGCTCCCCAGCCTTACAGTCCTCACATGCGTATTTCAATACTGCTGATGTAGTTGTTAGCGGTTGTCTCATAATTAACTCCTTTACAAAAGATTAACAAAAACCCCGTCCCTGATCAAGAGGGGGCTTTAGTGAAGGCTTTACCATATCCCCGCAGATTTGCGCCGCAAGGTTTCGTAGCACTGGTATTCAAAAAGCGTCTGTCCTTCAATATCAGAACCGAACACGGTATACGATTCATTGATGCACTGTTTGATTTGAGTGATAGTCATTGCTTTAAGCTGCTCATAAACTACATTCATTGCTTTGCATATACGTGTTGGTGTCATAATAAAACCCCTTTCAAAAGAAAAGATTAACGGTTAGATAATCGTGCAGTTCGCACAAGGTAAAGCTTTATTGTCGTGGTCGTAGGTGTCGCATTCAGGGCAAAGGGTGGAAACAATGAACTTTCCTTTATCACAGCCATCCAATATCTTGAGTTCAAAGAACCTCGCACCATGCAAAACCTGAGAATTGCCAGTGTACTGGCACTGTTCGCCTTGATGCCAAATTGTTTTAGTTGCAAAAATATGCGTGTCGTGGCGGGTGTTGGTCATAATATACACCTCAATAGAAAAGGGGGTTAAGGGTTAAGCAAAATCAGATAAAATCCGTTTCAGTGCTGTTTCGATATGGCTATCGTTCAAACCATTATCATACAGCGTCCGAGAATCAAACTTGCTTGCGTGAAACATCGACCAGCAAAACGCTATAAACTGGTTCTTTACAAACTTGACATTCTGGCGGTGTTCGGTGATGGTTTTAAGGCTGTGCGCCGACATAACTGCATCAATGGCGTCTGAT